CAATCATTGATTTACCATATGGTAACCAGTTTGTATCTGCTAATAATCTAAAGTGGGCGATTTCCCAATTCTCATAATCAACTTTACCATTGATATCATCTTCGATGTGAAACTTCACATAGTTTGGGTTTTCTGGGTCAGTTCTTTCTAATCTTTCTGTATTGTAAACTGAATAAGGAGTTATGTTTACAATTCCTTTTCCTTCTGCCATTTCTAAACCTAAGAAAAAATCTCCATACTTACACATATTTCTTACCCATGGCCAGAGATTAAATTCAATGTTCATGATATCATAAAATAAATTATGTAAAATTTCTTGTACATCTTCGTTAGATGAACGAATAGTAAGTATATTACCGAATTCGTTTTTAAGTGTAGATTCATCTGCGAAGATATCTAATGCTGATGCGATAATTGGGTCATTATCCATTGCATCGTAATCTCTAAAGATTTCTCTTCGGACTTGTTGGTAGGCCATCGATTGTGCCCCACCTGCCATTTCATATTGTGCTTTTTGTAATTTGGTATATCTATCTCTTAATGAAGAAAGATTTGTTCTTTGTCTATCATCGGTATCGACTACTTTTCGTCTACCTTTCTTATCGACACGAACAATCGCTTGTGTTGAGAACAAACGAGTTAATCTACCAAAAAATGAAGTATCTGCCATTTTATTCCTATTTTAATTATAACCTATTACCAAGCTCTACAACTCCAATACCTTGCCTTATGTCTTGGGCCAGGATTATCACAGTTGTGTCTTGCTCTGAATGACTTCCTTCTTGCAGGGTCACTCTTTTTTATTTTCATTGTTTTTTCACCACCCTTACCTTTATGTCCAAAGTTTACCTTTACAACATTACCTTGTGGGTTTTTTACATATACTTTGAATTTCTTCACATCACCTCTTGTTGGTTTACCCAACTTAACTTTTCTACCTTGATACTCGGCTTCGTTAACTTCAGGTTTATAATGTTTTAAAAATTCAACTATCTCTCTGTAATCTTGTTGGTTTTCACAATCATACTCTTGTATCTCATCAGCAGTTTCTCTGATAGTCTTTACAAAATTTGAATAAAGTGCTTTTGTTATTTCTTCCATAATTAACTCCTATACTCTATAAATATATAATTTTCAAAGATTACTTAATTAACCAAGTTAAATCCTCATTTGTATCTCCAACTTGTTGTTGCCATGGGTTTGATTCCATATGGTCTGGTAGAGAGTTTCCACCATAAACTGCCCCATGAGTTTTCGTTCCAATACCTCCTAATGCTTTTTTAGTTAAATCAATTCCTTCTTGTCTTAACCTTAGTGCGGTATCTCTTACCCACAATCCAATTGCAAATGCCATTGTTAAATCATCATTATAACCTTTCATCGCCTCTGCACGATTACCATTCCATATAAAGGTAAACATTTCTTCGATTAATCTATGTGAACGAATTGTTACAGATTTATCTCTAAAATAATCATCTAACTTTGATATGATAAGTGGTCGTGTTTTAGATGTTGTACTGAATCCAGCAACCATACCTCGTTCTTCTGCACGATATCTATTGGTCATTTGATTTTCAGTATCTACATATTTTAAATCCTTACTCATGTAAAATAAGTTTTGATATCCTCTATCAATAACTTGTTGTATTGTTGCCCATCCAATATTTGCATTTTCAATTACAAGTAGGGCTTCATTATACTCTGTTGCCAAAGCAACAAGAAAGTTTCCAAATGATTTAGTATCTAACTTACCTTTGTATTCTGCAACTTGAGTTGCCTGCTCGATATCTATTACATGACATGCGGAATAATCTCCTCCATCTCCACGAGCAACATCGGCTACAACCATATAACCTTTGTTATAGTTTGGATATTCCCACTTCCACAAGTTACTATCAAATCCTGTCTTTTCTAATGGGTCTTGACAAAATGATTCTTTATAAAACTGTAAAAGTTGTGGGTCAATTACAGTATCACCAGATGAAACAAAATCACAATCACATTCTTGTGCTGCTCCTTTTGGTCCTAATAATGTTTCTTGGTTTTGTCTCCACTCTTCGTTTCTTTCTGGATGTACACTCCAATGTAATCTTATTGGATTAAATCCATTTGTTTCTTCTTCAGAGGCAACCCATGTTCTATGAAAAAAATTTCCAACACCATTTGGAGTTGAAAGAATAATTGCATTACCACCAGTAGATAGAGTAGATTGTGCCGATACCCAAATATCTTCAATGTTATCAATAAATGCTGCCTCATCAAATACTAAAAGAGATAATGCTTCAGAACGACCGGCATCACCACTTGAAGATGTTGCTTTTATCTGAGAACCATTTGAGTATCTCAAAGATAGTTTGTTATCTTCAATAGTTGTTTGTTTCAACCATGTTGGTAATAAATCATTCATTACTCTAACCTTAGTTACAAGGTTTTTTGCAACTTCTTGTTTGGTTGCTATTACTAATGCATTGTAATCTTGATTAAATAACATTTTCCAAAGGGAAAATCCTGCAACTAAAGTAGAAATACCCGTTTGTCGAGATTTAAGAACAACATTATATCTATGACCATTGAATTCGTTAAGAGTTTTTTCTTGGAATGGGTATAAGTGAAAAGGAATTTTACCGCGGACGGGGTGTTGTATCATACAATACTTTTTCATAAAGTGTATTGGGTCAGATGCACACTTCTGATACTCAAGTTTTATTATTTCCTTTAAACTTTGTTTACTCATTTTACTCTTTGCCTAATTTCCAATACAAAGAACCACCAACAAAAGGTTTATATTGACCAAGTTGGTTTGATACACCAACATTCAATCCATATATTTTCATTTTTTTGGTTTTAAATAGAATGTTACCAGTCAAATTACCCAAACCATTTGTTTGGTTAACTCCAAATCCAAATCCATAGTAAAATTCGTTTTTTGGTAACTCTTTTACAACTGTTGTGTTATAAACTGTAGGTATTTTGAAAAACCAATCAATCTCTCTTGATTGAATTGAATTTTGTGTAATTACATCAGTAAGAATACCAAATCCTAAATCTCCACTTGGTTTATTACCCAATGAATCTGTAACAGTTGCAGGAAAATCGTATTTTAAGTTAAGTGTATCCTTTACTGTTACTTGTGAGAAGTACTCTTTGATGATTGCAAGTGAATCTACATCAACTGGTATCTCTACTTCTTTAATTACTTCTTTTGTTATATATTTTGGTACATATTTTGTTACTTTGACTTCTTTTTCAACATAAACAGTATCAATTTCTTTTTTAATTAGTTCAAAATCTTCTCCGTCAATGTTTACAATCTCTTTGTCACCGTAATCAGTTCCACATCCTCTTAAAAATAGGATAATTCCAATCAGGAGTAGAATTAAAATTTCTCTCCATCGTTTTAGCAGTGTGCTAAAGAATATGCTCATAGTTTTTCTCCTTAAATTTCTCTAATATAAGATTTCTTTTTTCTGAAATCTCATCAATTTCTTTTTGACTTCTTTCAATAAACCCCTGCATCTCTTCTTTCATCTCTTCTACAGGTCTTGGTAGTACATATGAGTTTACTACCTTTCCATCTTCGTTGATTTCATCATATTTTTGTTTCATATCAACCATAGATTGTTTAATTTCATCAAGTTGAAATAATCCAGCCTTAATTCGTTCAGTTAAAACTCGATAATCTGCATAATCTTCTAATAATCCTGCAGATTTTAGGTCAATACTAACTTTTGACATACATCCAATACAATATCCATACTCTTTTATTGATTTTTTATTATTAGTACTGAATTTACCTACATGCTCACAATCTTTGTTCTTACATTCTTCTAATTTTGCTAGATATTTTCTTATATCTTGGAAAGTAGAGGCATTTTTACCTTCTTTTAGGGTATACCCTTCCTTTTTCTCGTATCTATAGTGTTCGTCCTCCCAAACATCTCCAACTTTTCGAGTTTCTTTCTTTGCTTCCCAACCAACTGTTTGATTTGTCTCGTATTCACCAGTTTTAACCATATCAACCAGTTTCCTACGAGTTGGGTGCATAAACTTTTTCTTAAATTCTTTACCCATTGTGATATATTAGGTTATTATTTTTATATATAAATATTGTGTAATTTAGAAACCGCTACTTTTAAAAGAAGATACCAAGTATCTGGTTTACTGAGGCGAATGTACCTGTTAATTTAAAGGTATTTCCTTTATATAGGAATACGATACCTTCATTTGGTACTATTTTCTTAGAACCACCAATAGAATTCAATCTTCCAAGTTCTAATTTAAGTTTATCTATCTTTTTGGGGTCACCTGATTTCTTAACATCTTTAATTGTTTTATCAATTCGTTTCTTTATATCACGAACTGCCTTATCAGGATTAACTGTAAGTGCCGATGAAGTAAATTCTAACACCTCTGCACCTAAACCTAAGAAGATTTTTTCAAACTTCATTAGATTATCCTTAGATATTTTCTTGTGATTATCTTTATCAGTTTTCTTTGCCCATTCAAGTGTTTTAGAATCAGAAATATTTTTAGAATCTAATCTAAACTTCTTATCCATGAATGCCCATCTCTTAACTAACCCCATTTTGGTTTTATTATCAAGTGATGATGGTGAGTTTTTACTAACCCATTGTTCCCACCACGCTTGATGGTAGTTTGCAACACCATCTGTATCTTTTAATCCAAACTCTTTTTGTAATTTAGATATTTGTGATGAGTATTTACTTCTTTTCTTTGAAAGGTCTTGTGATTTAGGTAGTTTTACAATAGGTGGCCCTTGAATTGTATAGTTATCTTGTACATCTTTGTTAACTTGTTTAATCATACCTGCCAAGATTCTTGCTGCTTCACCATTTTCACCAATTGCAACACCTTCATCGTTGTATTCCATAGTGCCATGGAACACAAGTAGTGCTTGTCCATAAGGAATTACATTAA